ACAGGTTTATTATTTAATTGGGCAGACGAAGCTATTGCTGGTGTAAAAGCTTTGAGTCCTAATGTTACTTATGACGAGGCTTTGACAGACGAAAGAGAAAAACTAAAATCAGCTCAGTCTAAAGAAGGTTCTTTGAAATATGAAATAGGTGGTGCATTTATACCAACTGCTGGTGCATTAATCGCAGCACCATTTACAGGTGGCACGTCCGCAGCTGCAACAGCACCAACTTGGATGAGGCTTTTAGGCATAGGTGCAACGCAAGGTTTAGCTATGGGCACAGGTGGCTCAGAAGAAGAGGGTTTTGCTCGTTTAAAAGATGCACCAACAGCTACAATAACAGGTGCAGTTGCAAACCCAGCTTTTGCTAAATTAGCTCAAGGTGTTCAGGCAGCAGCAGCTCCTTTGATCGATTATACAAAAAGAAAAATAACAGGCAAAGTTGGCAAAAAAGTAGAAGACGAACTTATTAGAATAATTTCCGACAGTGGTTTAAGCGTCGATGAGATCCTAGAAAGAGTTTCCAAAGGTGAAATAATTCCGGAAATGTCTGAGGAGGCATATCGAGTTGTTTCAGGTTTCGTTAAGACTGCTGGTCCTGGGTCTGCAGTCATTCGAGACTCCGTTGTTAGTCGTAAAAATGCATTCGTTGAAGACCTTTATAAGTCTTTGCAAGATGACTTATCACCCAATACAGAGGCAGACAATATTTTTGCAACTTTTGCAAATAACACAGATAAATTAAAAACAGCTGAAGGTGCAGCTTATGATAAAATTTTCGAAGCTGCATCTGGTCAAACATTTAAAGAAATAGATGATGCTGTTCTTTCTTTGGCACTTGCGAGTAGAAACTCTAGAAATGTAATAAATAAATTTTTCGATGAGTCTGGTCTTCCTTCCCCTTTTAAAATGGTCGGGAAAGGCAAAAAGGCAAAACTCAAGTTAAACAGGTCTTTGTCGTTAAAAGAGGGTGAGTTGGTAAAACGAGCTTTTATGGATTTAAAAGACAGTGCAACTAGATCTGGAAATAATAATAAAGCCAGAACAATGAAAGGCTATGAAACAACAATTAAGAATGTTCTTGATGAAATATCACCAGATCTACAGGCAACTCGCAAAAACTGGGCAATGATAGAAGACTCTGTAAAACAGTTCGAAGCTGGCCAGAAAATATTCTCTACAAAAACTGACCCTGAGCAGTTCGCAATAACTTTCCAAAAACTTGTTGATGCAGGAAATGAAGATGCTATTGCTGCTCTTAGAGCAGGTGCAGCATCAGCACTTAAAAGAAAAGCCAAAGGTTCGCAGAAAATTGGCACAGTTAACAAGCTTGCTGGCGACACTGAAACACGTGACATTCTGCAGATATTATATCCTGGAGAAAATCTTGATGATATCGTAACTAAAATAAATCTAGCAAGCGGAGCTGCAAAAGCTGAGGCTGGGATATTTAAAGGCTCACCAACTGCTGGGAGAGAAGGTTCTGCAACTCGAGTTGGTCAGGTTGGTCAAACAGTCGCTGACATCACTAGGGTTGTAAACTCTGGTGGAATGGATATTGGAGCAACAACAAATATTGTTACTAGGTTGTTCGGTGGTAAAAAGCCACCATTTACAGATGATGAGTTTAAGCAAATAGCAGAGTTGGTTGTTTCCGAAGATGCAGACGTTTTACAAAGAGCACTAACCGATGACACTCAAATAGATGCAGCTTTAAAAGTTTTCCGAAAAGCTATAAATGCATTGGGTGCTTCTCAGCCTAGAGTTACAGCTTTAACAAATACAACTGAATCAATTGGTGATGCTCTTGACCCTGTTGCTTCAGGTGCTTTAGAAGGTATTATTAACACAGTATCAGAAAGCACAAAAGAAAAAGTATTGAGTAGTCAGTAATTATTTTCGTCACTTCTATTTTAATTCAAAAAGAGGTTTCGTCTAAATGGTAGATCCAGCAAGTGCAATTGCAGCCTGTACTCTCGCTTTTAACGGCATAAAGAAAGCAGTTTCTGTAGGCAAAGAAATAAGTCAACTAGGAACTGATCTTTCTAAGTTCGGTAAAGCTGTGTCTGATCTAGACTATCTTGGTAATAAAGCCAAGAATCCTCCTCTTTGGAAAAAAGTTCAACCAGGATTTGACACTTCAGCGATTGAAATTTGGGCAGCTCAACAAAAAGCAAAAGAAATGCGGGAGGAATTGAAAAATTATATCTCGCTTTATTATGGACCAAGTGCTTGGAAATCGATTGTAAATATTGAAGCCGAGCAAAGAAAACTACAAAAAGAAATGGTTTATAAAAGGCAAGAAAGAATAGACAATTTAATAAACTGGACTGTTGGGATTGGGATAGTTTTATTTGGACTTGCTGTATTTGGAATAGTAATATACTTTATTGGTAAATCTAGAGGTCAGTGGTGATGGTTTATGTTTTAGTGTTTTTGCATTTTGTTAATACAGAACATTTAAAATATTACCAATTAAAGACGTTTTCGGATTATGAGGAATGCCAAGCGGAAGCAAAAAAAGCAGAGATAATGGTAACGCACACATCGATGACAGTGACTTGCCTAGAGATTACAAACCAATAATAATAGAGCGAAAAAATAAGTTTTCAGCTTACGATAAAAATGGTAAGTTGATTATATTAGGACACGATAGAAAGATTGTCGAGAGGTATGCATATGACAGAATTCGAAAAAGCTGACCAAAACGGAAACGGTGTTATAGAAAAAAGCGAATGGAATAAATTGGCTTTAGAGGATCGAAGACTAGAGATGGTCGATCGTGATCTTAAACGAAATGCCGAAAGACGATTCACTGGCTTCGCATTAGCAGGAATGCTGATCTATCCATTTATAATTTTACTTGCTTCGGTTCTCGGTTTCGACAAAGCAGCAAATCTTATCACGGATATTGCATCCGTTTATGTAATTGCAGCATCTGGTGTTGTGGCTGCATTTATGGGTTTCAATGCTTACTCTGCTAAATCGGAAAACAAAGCATCTATTCAGTACGAGAAAGAGAAATAGTTTTCGCCAGAGACTCCCAGTCTTCTGTGCTTAAATTCCCTCGTTTGCTCCAAGAGGACATCTCCATAAGATGTTTTTTCGATGGTCTGTCGAAAAGTTTTCTAGCATGAATGCCACTAACAAGGACTGTAAAGTCTCTGTCGACACGAATTAATATCCAACTATTACCTCCATGGGAAATATATGTATTTGCCCACATTGCTTGATTTAATCTAAGACCACTGACGAAGCGTCTCTTTGGCCATTTATTAATGTATTTGAGTTCTATCCATCCTGAGTTTCCATTACCAATGTAATGAACATCTGGCATGCCTTGGGCAACTCTGTTCTCAACACGATACATTTTCAAAGGCAAGTTGTTTCTTATTAGTGTCCAGAAGTTCTTTTCACTCATTGGTTTCCTCCATGAATAGGGATATTGGATCTTTGGTTATAACATCAGCGAGGTTCTTTTTCTCTCGCAGAGCTTTTATTATTTTACTATCGACTGACTTGCGTGTTTCGATGTCGATATAGGTTACATTATTTTTAGTTCCGATGCGGTGGCATCTGTCTTCCGATTGCATCCGTTGTTCTAGATCGAAACTGTTGGAATAATAAATAGCATAATCTGCAGCAGTAAGCGTCAAGCCTATGCCACCAGATTGCGGTTGACCTATAAAATATCTAATACTTGGGTCATTTTGAAAACGCTCAACTGCAACCTCTCTAGCGTCACTTGTAACGTCTCCATGGTAACTTACTGCTAGATCTCCTAATGCCCTCTCTATGGCTTTTAAATCAGCTTTGAAACGTGCCCAAATGATAACTTTAGAGTCGATGTCACTGAGTATCTCTTTTAGAGCCTCGATTCGAGGGTTTTTGTCGTCTATTTGTTGCCCACCTTCCTCGCTCGGAAACCAACCGCAAAGTATCTGCTGAAGCCTTAGCAAACGAGTAATTGCTTCGGGTGCTTCTATCATGTTGCCTTCTAGCTCAGCAACGAAAGACTTTTTCATAGTCTGGTAAAGTTTCTTTTGTTTAGGAGTCATCTCGACATAATGACGCTGATATATTTTATCAGGTAAGTCTAGGCAGTCTTTCTTTAAAACTCTAAAGCTGTGACCTTCTATGTTTCTGGTCAGTTCCTCTACATTCTGATAAGATATAATTTGTTTGTTCTCGAAGCCACCCATAACGCAGTATCTGGCACGAAACGAATAAAAGCTGTCATATCCTAATATTTGTGGATCTAAAAACTTGAACTGGGAATAAACATCCTCTGGACCTTTGGTCACTGGAGTTCCAGTCATTATCCTTTTGTAATCAACTTGCTTGCCGAACTTGGTTATTATCTTTGTTCGCTTGGCTCCTGGACGTTTAATCCTAGAGCTTTCGTCTACAACAAGCAGAACCTTATTGCTGACCAATATTTTCTGCATATAGTATATTGCCTTGGGACTTGTAAAAGCCTCGACATTAAAAGTGAAAACTTTAAGGCATTCAGATGCACCTAGAACATCTTCATATTCTTCTATTCGTTTTTTGGTCATTCCGGAAGAATAATAGAAAGACTTTCTAGGACACCAGTCTGGCATGTGTATGTCTATTTCCCTCAACCAGTTTCGGTGCACTCCATTAGGAGCAATTACAACAATAGAAGTGATTTTGCCTTTTGCGTAAAGATATGCAGCAGTGTCAATGATAACTTTAGTTTTTCCTGTGCCTTGTTCCATTAGCAAAGCAAAAGCCTTTTTGTCTCGGCTCATGTAAAAAGCTTTGCGTTGATGGTCAAAAGGTTTGGTTTTAAAATCATAGTCGTCGTTGCTTGGCAACTCGGAGTGTTTCATTTTCATATTAGCTTCCATCTCTTTCAGGTTGCTAATATATTTATCGAGTTCTGGAGAAGCAGACTCATCCCAATCAGCATTAGGAAAGTATTTATGAATTCTATCTATATTCGCACCTGTTGGGTCGAACAGGAGATCCCTGCCAATCCACTTCTTAAATCCTGGAAGTGTAGATAGTTTTTCAAAAGTATCGCCATCAAGCTTTGACTTGATGACTAAATACTTTCCATAATCTGCCTTAGTTATTATCATTCGTCCTCGTCCTGTTCTATCTCGCCTGAGCCATCGCATGTTTCGCAGGTGTCCCAAACAGTGTCGAGGAACCCACCGTTGACATAATCAACGACAGGCTTCTCATATTCGCAACGACCCTCACCATCGCAATCAGGGCAAGTCATAGTCCGAACCTTTCTGCGCATATTGGTCCAATGCCACGCTCGATGCTTTCGTGCTTAGTAAGCTCACGACCACAACACGCACAGTTGCCTGTTTTACGTCCATAGGCTACAGCTGAACTAAGTGGGCTCTCGGCTATCTGCTGAAGCTTAGAGAGCGTTTCCTGCGGTGCGGAGCGTAAACCAAACCACTTGCCTTCCTTAACTTTGCCAGCATACTCGCCATCAACCTTAACATATAAAGCACCAGCATTAGCACCAGTATCAGGTGCACGAGAGATAACCAAGTCCTCAAAACGGAACTTAGGAGTTTTAATAGCCTCGTGAGCTTTGTTGAACATAGCAACTACATTGTTAAGATCAACAGTTGGTGCCTCAGCTCTATTAGCCTTGTTGGCTTTTACTTTCATAAGCATAGCAACAGCAGCACCAGTCTGCTTTTCGGAAAGAGAACCACGATCGTCGAACTGCTCTACTAAGGAAGCAGCAAAGCTGTTCCAAGAAGTCAGCTCTCTAAGAGCATCTATAAGTCCTGGATTCTCTTTTTCGAATTTAGCTTTATTTTCAGGAGCCATAAGTCTTGCTTTCTGCTGTGCTGCAAATTTTCTCTTTTGGATTCCACGAGCAACGATCTGCTCTTGAGTCCAAGGTCTGCTGTATCCAGAGTATGAAGGCATGAATATTCCCATAATTATTTCCTTTCTCAGTTTATACAAGTATTCTATGTTATTTAGACAGAAAGGTAAAGAACTTTGATCTGTTTAAAAACAATGACTTACAACTTTTTACTCAAAAAGATCCTTTGGTCTGGGCATTGGACGCAACCATTCTTTACCTTTTTTCTTATAAAATATATGTTTGCCAACTGTTTTTACTTCCTCGAATTCACTTGCCCAATAAGGATTAACATCGGTGTTGTGGTAATAAGTTGCATTCTCGCCAACAACACTTATGTATTGTCCTTCCTCCAGCATCAATTTGGCGATTGCTTTAGAGGTTCTCAAAGAGTTGTGTTCTCTTGGGTAATCCGACTTGCCATCGCACCACCAACTAAATTGACAACCAGCACTGTTGTCTTGTAAAACAACTGAACAAACATCATTCGGGAAATTAGGTGAAGCCACTCTGTTAAGAGTGACCTCAGCTATTGCTATTTGACCTTGTATCGGTTCCGATCTAGCCTCGAAATATATATTCAAGGCTAGACACATGAGAGCTGTTTCTAACATTACGCCACCAAATCGAAATCGAAAGTTAATTGGTCGTCGCACTGGCTTGAGAACTTAGGGTTCTCGACTTCGTAAAAAGCATGAACCAATCGCTTGCCCCAGTGGTGCGAAGCATCCATTGCTCTCCACTCAGGAACTTGATTGTCGATTGTAGTCCAGTCACGAGTGTCCATTACTAGGACGTGCTTGGTAATTTGAATGATGTAAACTTTACCTTGCTCAAGGTTTTCCGGAACGAACTTGCTCAGCTTGCGCTTTTTCTCGAGTGTTGTCCACTTGCCTTTTAAACCGAACTGTTTACATGCTTTTGCGATGTTGCTATTTGTAACACCTTTACAATGACGCTTGCCACGAATTTTGCGAAGAGTTTGGTAAGCTGGTTCGTATTCAACTCCAGCTACAGTCGCAACAGAAAATGGTCCACACCATGTTACTCTTTTGATGCCTGTGTCGCAATAAATGATCTGACGTGTTTTAGGGTTATGCTTTTCCATGATTTGTTTCCTTTCTCAATCAATATAGTCATTGTATCTTATCTCACCAGAGAAGTAAAGTATTTTCTTTCACTTTATAAACAATAAGTTATGTGAGTTTACGCCACTTATCTACTTGTAATTTCCTAAAGCCTTTGTTTATTTTGCCTTTTAGAAGATACCAGTCATTAATTTTACCTTCCTCAACTATAGGCTTGCCGAGCTTCGGATATTTCCATCTGTCTATTCCTGCTAGGATTGGACCAGTGTCATCCTCGAACTTCATGTTCAGCCAAAGGTTATTCGTCTCGGCTCTGCGACCACCTCGCTTGGCTAAGTTTACAGCCTCGTTCAAGTCTCTAAGGTTCTTCTCGACGAGCTTACCAAATACAACGAACTCTCCAGGATTGTCAGCTTCTAGGTCGTGTATGTCTGTTATCGGTGTTTTTATGTTGTGGGAGGCTGGATCTTTCTTAATATGCCCAAACCTACGTTCGCACTCAAAGATGTCGTCATATGGCGTTTCTCCATTGTCTAAGAGCTTTTCTTGTCTAGGTGTTAGAGGTTGCTTGAGCTCCCTACGTTTTACAATATCATCAGCCATCTTTGGACCAATGCCTTTTATTCCTATCAAGCCACCAATCAACTCACCATCTTGAACAGACCAATTTAGCTCGGACTTGAATTTATCATATGGCTTGTATCCAAGTCCCTCTGTTGAAACTTCTCGCAACAGCTTAACACCTTGGTCATCGTCCTTAACATTTCGTAAACAAGCAGCAGCAAATTCTAAAGGATATCTGCTTTTTAAAACACAACACCAATAACTGACCATTGCATACGAAACTGCATGACTCCTGTTAAAAGCCATAGATCCCATTGTGTTGATGTTGTCCCATATTTCACGAGACTTCTTTTCATCAAGTCCGTTTTCCTCAGCACCAACTTTAAACCTTTGCCAATACCTATCGAAAAACTCTTCACCCAAAGATTTACTCATTGCTCTGCGGAGCTCAGAGACTTCTTCCCAAGTCAGCTTTCCTATTTCACGAGCTATCGTCATCACCTGCTCTTGATAAACAACAATGCCATAAGTAACTTCGGTTGCCTCTTGAGTCATATCATGGAAATGATAAACAGGCTCAGCACCTGTCCTCTTTTTAATAAACTGAGTTGTGCCTCCTGAGGTCAATGGTCCAGGACGAGCAAGAGCAGTAATAGAACAAATGTCCTCAAAGTTCGCTATTTTCATCTGCCTTGTTAGGGACTGCAAAGCATAGCCTTCGAACTGAAATATTCCTGCATACTTTTCATCATTTAATACTTTGAAAGATGCCTCGTCATCTAGAGGGAAATTTACGAGCTTTTCTCTAGACCAACCAACCTGATCTAAAATGTCCTGCAAAACGGAAAGAGTTCGTAAACCCAAAGCATCTATCTTAAGCAAGTTTAGATTTTCAGCATCTTTTTTATCTATCTGGGCTGCACCTGTTTGCGCACTTACTGAGCAATATTTACTTACTGGCTCTTCAGTAACGATAATTCCAGCAGCATGAACACCTGAATGGCGAGCGTGGTTTTCCATCCGTTCAGCTATTCTCATTTGCGGATACTTAGCTAAAACTTGCTTGCCTATGTCTAGGTCATTAAAGGTGTCCATAATACACATCGCTGCACGAGCATCACCTCCGCTCCGCTCAATTATTGCACCTTTCAGGTCGTTTACTTCCCAAGCTGGAATTCCTAGTTCCTTGGCAACTTCCGTTATTGTGCTTTTGGCTTTGTATCTGCTGACAGTTCCTAGGTGAGCAACTTTCTCGGCACCATACTTTTGACGCAAATAATCAAAAACCATTTCCCTGCGATCGTCCTGAAAGTCAATATCAATATCAGGTAAGTCTGCACGAGTAACATCAATGAATCTTTCGAATAGTAAATCGAATTTTATCGGATCAACATCTGTAATCCCTGTTAAATAGCAAACTAAAGATCCTGCTGAGGAACCACGAGCTGGACCAACAAGCATATGTTGCTTCGCATAATTAATCATGTCAGCAATAACATAGAAATAATCATGGAACTGCTTCAGCTCTATCATATCGAGCTCACGCTTTAGCCGAGCCTTGTAAACAGGATCTTCTAAATCTATTCCTCTTTCCGGAGCACCATCTATGCACATCTGCTCTAAGGTTTTCTCAGGTGTAAAAGATATCATTTGAGCAACAGGTAAATCAACATTGCACATATCTGCTATTTTGTATGTGTTTTCTATAGCCTCATCAGGAATCCAAGGAACACAATCTAAAAGCTCATATTCGTTTAACAAGTGCATTGGCTTGGTTCGCTCTGTCCTATTCATGCCAACCAGAACCTCGTAAGCTTTTCGGTCACCAACTTTAGGATAGAAGTTGTCAGAAGTTGCTACTGGCTTAAAACCTTTTTGCTCGCAAAACTCTAGAGCCTTCTTTGAACTCATAGGATTTATCTCGATGTAAAGATCGTCTTTTCTGGTCAAAGGAAGCAGTCCCCATTCTGGGTGAGTTCCGCTGAGGATAATTACATTTTCAGAAATATCGAAAAGGTCGGAATAGCTCAGTCTCGGGAAATAGTAAAAATTTTCCTTACTTGTGCTTTTTGTAACTAGGTCATAGATCTCTGATAAGCCATCATTATTCTTTGCAATAAAAGCCATCATGTTTGCAGTCTGTCTAGTTCGGTCTGTTGAGTCTGTAACAACTGCTATCTCAGTTCCGAATATTGGTTTCTTTCCAGCTTTTTTACAAGCATTGTTAAAAGGAACATGACCCCAAGTCCCAGTGTCGGCTATTCCTACTGCATCCCCACCAGTTTCTACTATTTTAGAAATTGGACCATATGCTTTGCGGAAAGAATATTCTGTGCGAGCTCTTATGTGCAGCATTACATAATCACCGCAACAATGGCATAGCTAACAATAAAACCTATTAGTGCGATTGTCATTATATCTCTCCTTTTTCGATATACCAGTTTACAATTCTGGCTGTTGCTTCAACATCATTTATAGATCGGTGTGCACCTTCTATCTTCTCGTCGAAAAGCTCTTCATATATGTCTCCAAGTTTACGCATCTTGCCCCAGACTTTTTGCCCTATTTCAACAGTACAGATATGATTAGGTGGCCAAGGGAACTTGGTAACTTTATCCAGCCTTTCAAGCTCGAACCTTAAAACCTTTCGGTCGAATGGTAAGTTGTGAGCAACGATATCTGTTTCCCCTAAGAAAAAATCAGTGAGCTCATTCACTTTAGCTATAAATGGCTTTTCATCTTTTAGCATTTCGTCGGTTATATTGGTTATCTTAATTATCTTCGGATCTAACGGATGTCCAGGATTGCAGAAAAACTCAAGCCTTGCCTCTTCCTTCATCTCTCCCTTTTTGATTAGATCGTTGTTGTACTTAATAGCACCAAACTCAATTATTCTGGGTTGCAGATCTAAATCAGAGCCTTCAGCCTTGGGTAAGCCTGTTGTTTCAAGGTCGAATATAATCATTACTTGTCCTCGTTGTCTAAAGACTGCAACATAAATGCATAAACACCGAGGTCATGTACAGAGTCCTCATGAGACTTTGGCCAGTTTTCTGCATAACGAGTCATTTTAGCAACAATCATATTTACAATGCCAAACCTATTCCATTCTTTCTCCATGTCTATGGTAATTGTCACCATAAATTTTATTGCGTTCTTTAAAAGTCTCTAGAGCCTCTTCCATGCAATCTATTGGTGACTTTGTTTTACGATGCTTTCTAACAACATCCCCGATTGTTTTAATGTCGCTCATTACTCTCGTCTCTCCCATTCTCGTATGAGTTGCGAATATCTCGCTCATAATTATTAGCCTTGTCGAAAAGATCCTCTAATTCTCTTTTGTCAAAAGTGTTAAGATCGAAAAGCCTAGCAACTTTTTTGTCGTTAAGCTCTATGTCATTTCCTCTTATTTTAAGCATAAGTCCACTCCGGAGTTGGACTATAATTCCACTGTGCGAAGCTCATCTTCTCACCTAAATAATAATTGCGATATGCCTCTATTGAGCTGTCGCATTTATATTCATCAGGCATGCACTGAGGTGGCTCTTTAAAACCATCTTGTTTTATTGTAATAGGTGTTGTTCCCAATAAAATAATTAATTGTTCGCTTTTGTGGGTTTTCCTATAACGAGCTGTGTATTCTTTGCAAAGGTGTACAAACAATGCTAGTGTCCACCAATAATGTTCAGAGCTTTCCCGCACCCAAACCGCTGATGGGTGGTTCTTGTGAGTTGACTTATACAAGCCAACCTTATCAGCCCAATAGTCTCCATCTAGCTCTCGGTGCGCAGTACAAAGCAACTGTGCAGTTTCAAGTATCATCTTGACGCAATGCTTATCGCAATGCATCATAGCAGCTTCTTTCGGACTATCATCCAAGTAAAAAATATTCATTAAACTTCCTTTCTCAATATTAAAACTCTATCCTTTTTTAGTTAAAAGATAAAGTTTATTTTTGCCAAAACTTTAGCTTCCTTTTTATTCTCTGCCAAAGGCTCGGTTTTTCTTCCTCTACTGCTTCGTGAAAAATTTCTAAAACTTCATCTTTAGGAATCTCCTGAGCATACTCTCTATTATTTAAAATATAAGAAACTGCTCTTGAAGTTATGTTCAGTTCCTTAGCAATATCAGCATTTGAAAATGTTGTTGCTTTTAATTGGTGAACTTTATTAACGAATTCTTGACTATATTTTTCTTTCATATTCCTTCTCTCTATTTGTGATGCGCTGAGCAACCCCAGTCTTTCACTTCGTTCTCAAACGCAGTCAGTGTTCCATGTATAGGATCAGAAGTTTTAACTATCTGACGAAGTATATTGTAAAGCTGTTGTATCGAATTGTAAATAATCACTTGCTGAGCACCATTGAACAACTTGTCGCCTTTTATTTTGTCATGAAACTTCATTAGATATTTACTGACCTCTTCAGCCTGACGAAACAGCTTCCTATTACCGAGCATTATTATTTCTTCCCAAAGCTTATAAACAACCGAGGAAAGGTCTGCAAATGCAACTATAGCACCTTCCCTGCCAGACTTAGATTGTTTCCAGTCCGTTTTCATGTCAAGACCGTCTACATTCAACTCTTTAATTATCTGGTCAATTCCAGCTTCTGCCATATCCTCGAAAAGAGCAATCGAACTTTCGTTATAATACTTGGTTGGTCTAGGAATGTCCCCAGTTATAACCTCGTCAATATCATGCACGATAGCTTTCTTAAGAGCCTTCCCAGTGTCAAGCTTATGAGTATCGGAGGAAACTGAGTTTATCTCCTCGCAAAGAGTATAAGTAAAGAGGCACACAAAACCAGTGTGCTCCATTACTGATTCGCTTTTCAGGAGATGGAGTTGCGAATACCTTTGTATCGCAGACATCCCCTGAGAAACGCTAAATAGTTTTACGATATCCATTTATTCGACATCTGGGTTGAAGTTTTGAAACTGCTCTAGGATCTTCTGCCTACGACCAATATGGTCTTCCCAGTTTATGTTATGCGTCATAGAGCGACCCCACTGAGGTTTGTCCCATGCTCTGGCAGATAGTCCTGCGAACTTTTCAAGATCTTTGATTCCAACAATATGAGCATCAACACTTTCTTTTAGCATAATGTTCAAGCCAAAGTTCTCGTTGGTATAGGTTATAGAATATCGCTTGTGCTCAGCTGCACTTGTTTCGCTTTTAAATTTAAAGTGATCAGTCAAAGCTCTAAAGTATCCCATCTCATAAACTGTGCCAGTATCACGACCATCAACAATAGCAAATAAAACATTAGCATCAATCATTGCATTGATGTTACTGTCGTAAATACTCTTGGATGCTTTAGTCCTATCCTCTGGGGAAAGATGGGATATTACACCACCACTCTTACGAGGGGAGAAATAATCGAACCCATGCTTGTCGAATTCATTTTCGATAGCCTCGATCGTTTCGATCTGCTTGGGGTTAAAGAATGGTCCAGCCAAATAAATTTTCATAGTCATTATGCGTTCTCCAGTTTTTCTATGTGTTTTTGCCAAAAGGCAGGTCTGTAACTTGCCTCTATACGAACCATGTCCATATACTTCTGGTCGATGGGTGTAGAGGTTAAGTCACTGTGAATGGGGCAAGGTGCTCCAGGATCGTCATCGGTATGCCTCAGCTCGGCATCTCTTGTATAAGGGCAAAAGCCTTTATTGCATGGCAGGTCTTGCTCGCTGATAGAAATGTATTCTTGTGCAGCAATTATGATATCTTTCCAAATACCATACTGAGCAATCCAGCATTGCCTTTTATTGACAACTGTTTTCCAAAAATCTATCTCGGCTGAAATAGATATTGTAATTTTGTCGCCAAGTGTTCTCGTCCAGCAATCCTCGGATTTTATTATTTCCATAAGATTGTCTTTTATTGTATAGTTGCGGTGGCGAACAACTTGAGCTCTCAAGCCAATGGTCATTTCTTGACACACAGTAACTATTGGTCCAATAACACCACTGGTTTTTTCATGCTCTTTAAGCATAGGTATCGGATCGACATAGCTATAGTTTCCAGCATATTTATGAAGCTGAAATTTATTATTAAGCTCCGTTTTACCGATAACGAAATATTCGTTTATAGTTGCGAGGTGCTCATAGAGTTTATAAATTTTTACTAAGCCTCGCCAAGACAACCTAGTCGTGAAAGAGGTTATTGCAGAAATAGGCATGTGCAAACGATACTCGTCTTGAATAATACCTGCATCCATATCAGCTTTTATTTTCTCTTTCAATAAAATTATTTTATCATTATCCTCGGACAACTGAAAGTATTCCGGAACAACGAACTCAGAAGGTGCATCAACTCTAGAGGTTCTTGCCCACATAACGTGGTCTCTGAATGAGGCAAATATCTCTCGCTCTAATATTGTGCACTGAACGCTCATAACAACTGAGGGTATCTCGTTGACTGGTGCGTCGATAGATAAAATTGTGTCTAATGGTGTAGTGTCGTCAGGGGAGCGTGAAAGCTCCCAAGCGACCCTAGATAAATTTTTACCTGACGAAACTCTGTCGTCTGATATTATTTCAATTTTCATAAACCTTTACCTTCCCAACTTGACCCCACTTTCCATCTTCATCCTCGTACCATTCCTGACCAGTTTCTTTGTTATAAAACTTTTCCTGAATATGAAACAAATCTAAGACAGACTTTGGGGAGCTTGGTGTAATTTTATAATCAACAAAAATTCTAAATAGCCTATCTAACCCACGCTCTGGTCCACCAGAACACTGAGCTACAATGCTGAACTTTTGTATTCTTGGTCCACCAAAACTTGATAAAAAAGCAAGCTCGTATTCTATAGGAATATAGCCACGTTTATGAAGCTCTTTTCTGGCTTTATACAAAACCTCGACTTCAACATCGTTTAAAGTTCGATGCTCAGAACTATTATAAAGATTAGTCATTTTTCAATTTCCAAACTCTGATGTCATTAGTTGCATTTCCATTATCATCTCTGACTGCTCTTGACAAACATTTGAAACCTTGCTTTTTGCAATTCATTCTGAAGGAAACAACATCGCCTGAAGTTTTAAGGACAGTGCTGTCTCCTACAGCCATTGCATTAACAAGCCTGACCCATTTGTTTCTAGACTTATCAAAGTCGGAATAGGGCACACCATGCTCGATGGTGAACCCTAGAATTTCTTTTACAACTTTACGCATCGTAAACCTCAGCCCATCCGTGGTCAATGTCCCACTTTAGATCTTGAAGGCGACCACCTTCTTTGATGTAATACTCATAAGGCATAGCAGCACCATGTCTCAGTAGAAGCTGGAATGAAGCGTAACCGCAAACCTCTTTGGTGTTTACCTTACGAGGGTTCTCTTTTACGAGAGGTCTGATCATTTTACCTGCGAAAGTACCACGAGGCTTGGAAACTTTTTTAGGCTTGATGCCGAGTGGCGTCATTCCTGGAAGAGCCTCGACCTGAGGTGTCTTTTTAGAACCAATCTTGGCATTGTACTCGCCTGAGTCCCAATAAGTTTCGGTGATTGGTGTATCCTCGACGAGATTGAAAACTCTTTTGATACCAGTTTTTCTGTCGGAGAATTTTTTAACAGGTTTATCAGCATTGTGATTATATATATCAATAATCTTGCTAGTGCTCATGTTCCTGTCTTCGCAAAGCTCCTCCATATTTGTAAAGAGTGCTGAGCCATTGCCCTGAGTTTGGGCAGCTTTTTTACTTACATAGGCTTTGACCTCTAAGGTCTTAAGATTGATTGCGTAACATTTATTTTCCATGATTTTTTCCTTTCTCAGTAATCAATATATTCATTCTCTCTTATTTCACTCCAAATGTAAAGTATTTTCTTTCACTTCAAAAACAAAGGCTTACAGATTATATGGAAAAATATCTCAAGCCTCTTGGTTGTACAAGATATAAATTTTCCCTTGCTCTGGTCAATGCAACATACCATACTCTGTTCTCCTCATCTGTTCCTAGGTTGTCCCAACTCAACTTTCCCATGTCGGTTATCAATACCACATTGTCAGCTTCGCCACCTTTGCTTTGGTGTATTGTTGAGATTGTTATTCTGGGTTTGTCGGTGAACTTCTCACCATTACGCAAGCAAGATCTTAAATATTCTCGTTCGTCAGGTGGCAGTCCTTTTAGTATTGCCATCCAATCTTTGCTCCTAGCTTCGTCCGGAAGCCCAAGGTCTTCTATTCTATAAGTATCTTTTTTCTCTAGCTTTACATTAAAATTGAAAAAGCCAATAAGGTTTTTTGCTTCTGGTCTGTTAAGCTCTTTGCCTTTGCGGATCTTTTCCCATGAGGTTATGGCTTTGGTCTCGTCGGTGTCTAAAGAACTTTGACCATTGTAGGTGTAAGCATAGCCTTGTTGCCGAACAACTCTTTTAATTCTATAAAGCAGATATTTACTTCTGCTCATGCAAAGCCAAGTTCCATCATCAGCTCCGAAATCTATACCCTCGTCGTCTGAAATATAATTTACTGTGCCTTTTTCTAGCTTGGGTTGCCATGGCTTAACATATCTATTTTTTATTCTGCTAACAACATCCGAAGCCAAAGCATGCACGCTCCTAGGTATTCTAAAACTCTGAGGCAAAATTCTTTTGTCACCTTTTAAGCTGAGGAACTTATTAACATCAGCACCTGCCCAAGCGAATATTGCTTGGTCATCATCACCAGCAATGTAAACTTCCGATGCCTGAGCTGATGCTTTTATCGCCATTCGATATTGTAAAGAACTCAAGTCTTGAGCTTCGTCGACGATGCATATATCTATTGGCAACTCGGTTTCGTATCGCTGAAGCATGTCGGTGAAGTCTAGCAAGCCATTCCTCTTTTTATAGGTGGTTAATGAATTATTGTACTGCTTAACTGCATGCAACGTCAAGTCATTTTGGTTGCTTAAATGAAATTGCTCTTCCATAGAACGAATACCAACTCTCGCCAAAGACTCTACTCTTGAACATTTATCTCCGAGACCATCGCCTGTGTGTATTCCTAGGTTCTCATCATAGATACCTTTGAACTCAACACCTATAGCCTTGCCCAGCTTCCTATAATGGTTGTCGGTCATAACCTCATCTCTTTGCAGACCCAAGCTTTTGAATGCCAAGGAATGCAGTGTCCTAAAATAAGGAAACCTATCAGCATCGAAGCCAAACTGAACCATTGCTCTTTCTTGAGCTTCGCTTGCAGCTTTACGAGTAAAAGCAAGATAAGCAATTCTCTCGGGAGCTATCCCTCTTTTTAAAGAGTTCTCAACTATGTTCAGAAGAGTCGTCGTCTTCCCTGTTCCTGGAGGTCCAAGAATTATTTGTACGTGCCTCACTTTCAGTTCCTTTCTCAGTCATAGCGTCTCGGTAATCTTCTTTTCTTGTTTTCCACAATATCCATTCGTGGTATCGCTCAGGCTCTCGGTCGTCGAAATTTTTCTCCCAGTCGTTAATTATTACTTTTTTACAGCTTCCGCAAATTATGTCTTTTTCGTAAATCCTTCCATGAGTGTGGCTTCCGCACCAGTCACAGGGCAAAGCATCTTTATAATATGGTAGCATCAAAACTCCTCCGTCACTGCGCTCGGTATGTCTAGTTGCTCCTCATCATCGAAAAACTCTGGCTCAGGAACTGACCAAACTTTAACTGGTTTTCCTTTTATTCTAAATGATTTTCTGTCTCCACCAATCAACCTCAACCAAGACCAAACTTGGTGCTGAGTTGTAAACCTAAATCTGCGAGCCTCTAGATAAATGAATAAATCCTCCGACCTAAAATAAACCTTGGCTTCATCTGAGTCGTGCCATGGCTTACCATTCATAATCTCGTCTTTCTGGCGAGCCTGTACTTTTCCTGTTAAAAAGCTGTCTAGCATTTTCTCGAACTGACCTTGGGGTGAGGCATCGTCTGGGTCTATTATCACCTCGACATTTTCTAGCAGTTGATTTATTCTTTGCTCCCATGCTTGGGATGGCATCGTGCTTGGGCACTTATTTAATTTCTCAACACAAATCTTTTGTAGCTGTCTCTGGTCAAGAAGCTGAGGTGTTGTAACTTCTATTCGTTCACCTTGCATTTCGATATACCAACGCACCGACTGTCTATTTTCAGTTTCGTATTTTGTTATTGCATCGACCTCAATAGACAGCCCACCACCAACTCTGCCAACACCATATTCTCGCTTCATGCACTTAGACTTTTCGCAATAGTTGCATATTGGACTTTGCTTGCAAGTGTAGGCATATTCTTTTTTACTGACTGACTTAACTAATCCATTCACCTCACCCATTGGCAAAGGTTCAGGCAAATGCTCATAGTTGAACTTCATCAAGTCTTCTTGCCAGTCGTCTGGGTTGCGCTTACGAAAGTAAACTCCAACATTGAACAAAGATATATTTCTGCCACCTTCCGGAAAACCCATCGTCATTATGTGTTGTAAGCATGGTGGTCCATCGGAAAAGTGATCAACGAGATCAGGAGTAAAAGTCTCCAGCTTTTCGAATGTTGTAATTTTTTTCTCAGCAAGTTCAACAAATTCTTTTAAGTTAAGCTTCTTGCCTTTGTGTATTGCATGGCGTTCAGTTTTATCACCATCCCAATAGCATAAATTTATCCAGTTGCCTCGGTCTCTTTCATTAGCTCTAGATATTTGCTTGGGGAAAACTTCCGAACCACCATAACCTAATAGTGCAGCAAACTCATTCAGCTTACCCACCATATCAATAGCAGGTATGGCAGGATCACAGAAAAGATACAAGTGAGCACCGCCAGACTTAGAACGACAGAGAACCAGAGGTGTATCGCGAATTTTCTTTTCGAGGCTTTCAAGACTTTCATTTAATTTAACATCTCCTCTAATATCAATATCAATAACACCGAAGTGACAGCTGTTATTTTGCAATAAAGGAATAATTCCTAAAATATATTCACCACCACTTAGGTGCTCTTCAAAATTTAATTCAGTTGCAGGTTCGCTGACAGTGACTGCTCGACCAGACATCTTGCCATCTGCTTCTTGTTTGTTTACTCGATATTGTCCATGGGCAAGCTCGAAACCTCTGAACAATTTCATAAACCTTTTACTTAACATTTCTCTTCCTTTCTGAAAGTCGTCGGGAACTGCCAAAATGTATGGTGCGAAAAATTAAGGCAGTTCCCTAGATCATGCAATTACATTACATCATCATCAGAAGAGTCAGGCTGTACTTTCACTTCACCGCTCTGTATATTCTTGCGGAACTCACGTGCCTCAAGATAGATGTTTTGACCTTGGTCTAGGTTTTGTAAAATACCACCAGACTTTGCATCGAACATCATTTCAACTTCCCAATTGAACCAAGAACCCATATCGTTCTGCTCAGGAACTGTCGTCAATTTATAAGCAGTCCAAAACATTGCTGGGTTTATTGTTCCTTTACCTGAAGGATGAGGAATTTGCAAGCGATTAATCATGGAGTTCCAACGCTTCGACTTTTTAATTCCACTTGAGCTCATAGATAAGATAGCAGGTGAGAAGTTGCCATCCTCGCCAACAACATAAACAAAGTATTCAGCTGTCAATACCATCTGATTTCCATCAGGTGTGCGCAACTTACCTTTGTCATCTTGAACACACATATCTAAATTTGCAGGTTGCAAGCCATGGTCTTTGATCAACTTACGATCGTCTGACCATTCGATATATGTTTTGCGATAGCTAACAGGAACAACAGTCATTCCCTTTTCACCATCGACTAGCTCGTTAGCAACATTGTCCAGAATCTGTCCAGCTTCAGCTCCTTTTACATAAGCACCATCAGCTTTGTTAACTTGGGGTGATTGAGCTTGTAATATTCTAAGACGTGGAATGAGCATATCATCCGCTGTCATATTTTCGCTCGCTGTTCCAGCATCCTCTAATAGAATGGATGGATCAAATGCAACTACGTTGCTTTCTTCTTTCACTTGTACTTCATTTTTAGCCATTGTTTCCTCCTGTGATTTTGGCTTTACGACCTGTAAATAATTTAAACAGATCTTGGGGGACATCCTTACCATCAGTCAAACGCTCTCTAATAAAAGAGTTTAACGACCCATGGTGGACACCGATTGCACGACGATAGAAAAGATTTCGTTCACGCAACTCGTTCGCAAACTTATTGCATGCTTCATCTTCGTCTCGTCCGAACTGAACCTCAACATTGCTCTTAATTAAACTGCCAGCATTATTAGCTCGCAACCAATCGAAACATTGTTGTTGACGCATTTCTAGCTCAGCCTTGTCATCTCCTTTTGCTTTTTGAATAGCACTAGCAGATGGAATAGAACCAGAAGTTATGTCTTGGACTTCAACCTTAGCACCATTGTTAAGAGTAAAGTCTTTGACATTCAGTTCTTGCATTAAATCGGGCAAGTCCTGTTCTGCCAACTTCGTCAGGTTCTGCTTTTTTTGCTTCAACAACTCAGTCAAATCTTCTATCTCTTTTTCGAGGTCGAACATTTGTTGAGCCATATCAGCCACTGCACCTATTGAGTTGGATGAAGGTGCTACATCCTCAAGCAGATCTATAGTCATTACTTTCCTTTCTCATTTCCAAAGCGACAGGCATATACCAACCTTTGCGTCTATCCCTTTCGCCTTCTTCTTTGTTGCGCTCCCAACGTAGGACACGCACCGTTGGTGACATTTCAGATGCAATCATGCAAGCAATCATAACAGCTATGGGGTCACCACCTCCTGGCCACAGAAGATAATCTTCTGAGGAGAAGTCTTTCATTACTCGTCTAGCCTTTTGTATTGAAGGACTAGGTAAAAACTGAGGCTTTTCGTTTGGCTCAAACACAACCTCGAGCGAACCATAACGTGTGGCATCACTCAAGTCTGGAGTCCAACCGAACTTATTTTCTCGTGGTCTCGTTACCACATAAACTTTAGACATTCTACATCCTTTCTCAGCGTGAAAAAACTTTAATATATTTTTACAAAAATTAAAAGTTTTATTTTCACATGTCTACATCCTTGTCTAGTATTGGGATTGGTTCAAGCATAGTATTGTATTTTATTTTAGCCAAAGAGATTTGATTTGTTTTTAATTTTTTCTCTGCCTCAGGATCATCTTTTATATTGGTCATTATTTTTTTAACAATCTCTTCAGTTTTAAATCTTGCACCACAAACTGCGCAAACTCTAAAGCGAAAACTTATACCTTTTTTGCTCACTCCTGAGTTGTAAACTCTTGTTGTTTTTTCTTCGCAATTTATGCAATGCAATGCTTTTTCCTTTCTCAACATCAAGAATTTTATTTTAATCTGTATATTTTAAAAGTAAACTAATTTTTTAGCATTACCGAACTTATATAATAATAACAAATATGTAACCGAGAAACCGACGTTCCCGACCCTCGGTTGTTTTTGACCACGTTCTAGAAAAATACTTTTCCTTTATAGAGAGAGAAATCTGAGGTGAAAAATATTTTTCAGAATTAGCGAAACTTCGGGAACGTCGGTAACGGAAGGCACTTTGTTTATAAATTATAACGAGTTGCAATCGTTACCTAATGTAAAAATCGTCGGTAACCGAAACCGAACATCGGGATCTTTATTTCATAAATCGTGCAACCTATTGTTTTATATAGTGATCTTTTCTCTTTACTTCTCTGGTAGGAAAGGATACAATACTTTATAAACTGAGAAAGGAACTAAAATATGAAATATGCAAATGAAATCGGATACAGCGACGTTAGACCATACGAAGTTGTTAAAGTTATTTCTGACAAAACTATAGAGGTTCGTGCTATGAATGCAGAGCGTGACCCAAACTGGAAGCCAGAAATTATTCCTGGAGGTTTCTCTGGACATTGTGTTAACCAGTCTTCTCAAAAATGGATTATCACTTCAGACTTAGAGGCTCCTGTTTTCCGCATTCGTTACAGCAAAAAGCACAGCTATGTAGAAAGAATAGGGCACAACAACTGGGAACCAACTGAGGTTCGTTGTTTTGCAGATGCTGGTGGCAGCAAATATAAGTTGTCAGATGAACCAAGAAAATTTTACGACTATAACTTTTAGTTCGCACTGATGAGTGGTGGGGTTGCTCCCCACCCGAAACCCTCTGGGTCTGCGATAGCAATTTAGAAAGGAAATAAAATGGCACACTCTGTTAAATGGCTCTGCTCCGACGAGGCAGCAAATGCTCGTTATCAACGATTGACTTCTGTTGATGAAACTTATCCAATGATCACGCATCAATATGTTATTCATGTTGAGCTGAATGGCAATCCGGAAAACCTCGAGCGTTTTCAGGAAGTCGATGCCGATAGCATTAACCATGCTTTTGATCTTGCCAAGCAGTGGGTGATGGTGCATAATGCGACGAGCGTTGGCATTCGTAAAGTTGAGCGTGATGGTTCGCTTGGTTCGCCAGACATCTATGATTGGTCAGACTTCATGGGGGAGGCTATCAATGTTGTTAAACAGTGGAGGAAAAACAATTCTTAATTCCGTTTTGGCAACAGCCATGATTTTAGTTGTATCTTTTTTCTTGTGCTTCGTTATAATAAACTTATTCCTCGGTTGCGAAACTTGGGATAGAGAGCTTTGGACAGCTTACAACTCTTGCATTACTCCGATTGAGATGTTAGGAGTTAAGTAAATGCCCAGAGAATTAGATGTTCATATTTTACTCCTTCAACTAAAACCCTGCAGAAA